ATATGTTGGTTATGTTGTATTGTTATATGAGCGACCGGAAGTAAGGGATATTTCCTTGGTATTGGCGCGAGTAATGGGATATAAGACTGCTGTTGAGATTCCGGAAGTGATGATGGTAGAAGGAAGGTGCATAAGGAAATGAAAATAAACAACCTGGATGAAGACCATGAGCGTTTTGTAGTTGCCCGATTAGTAGAAAATGAGTTGTGGTATTGGGGATCATGGGATGATGGTAAAGAAGCGGAGCGAGTTGCCCGTACCTTTGAAAATGGTGTTGTAATAGATACTGATTATGAAGATGGAAAGTGAGGAAATATAAATGCTTTGCGAATATGCATATTATCTTACGGATGATAAAAGCGAAAAACCATGTTGTAATAATCAAAAGAAGTTGGCAGAGGATGATTATTTTAAAGAAAAATGCCCTTTGATCTATTACTGTTCAATTTCTGAAAGATATGAAAACACGACTGATATGTTCAATTGCAAATATAGGAGTGGTAGTGATGACTGATAATGAAATCTTATTGCAAGATAGAGTACAAAAGATACAGCAGATTATTAACCAATATGGAGAAGAGAATTTTTATCTATCCTTTTCGGGCGGAAAAGATAGCACTGTTCTGTCATGGCTTTTAGATTACGCTATTCCAAACAATAAAATCCCCCGTGTTTATGCAAACACAGGCATTGAATTGAATATGGTTCGTGATTTTGTTTTCGATATGGCGAAGCGTGACGACAGAGTTGTAATCATAAAGCCATCTAAGCCGATAAAGCAAACCCTGGATAATGAAGGCTACCCATTTAAAAGCAAAGGACACAGCGTATATGTAGATTTATATCAAAGAAAAGGGAAAACAAAGTCGGTAATTCAGTATTTAGGAGAAAGCGAAAATAAAACCCAATGGGCTGCACGTTTTTCTTGCCCGAATATGCTCCGGTATCAATTTAGTGAGGATTTTAAGTTAAAGGTGAGTGACAATTGTTGCCATAGACTTAAAACCGAACCACTTGCCATATGGCAGCATGAAAATAATAAGCCATATTCAATAGTTGGTATAATGCAGGCAGAAGGAGGAAGGAGAAGTGGCGCTCAATGCCTTGCCTTTAATGGCAATAAATTAAAAGCATTTCAACCATTGGCGATAATAACAAAGGAGTGGGAAGAATGGCTTATTAAAGAATATAACATTGATATATGCGATATATATAAGCCGCCTTATAACTTTGAGAGAACCGGATGTAAAGGCTGTCCGTTTACTCCATGGTTGCAAAAAGACTTAGATACGCTTGAAAAGTTTTTCCCAAACGAACGTAAACAATGCGAAATGATATGGAAGCCGGTATATGAAGAATACAGACGTATTGGTTACAGATTAAAAAAAGTCGATGAATGTAAGCAATTGTCGTTAGAAGATTTTATAAATATTTAAAAGGAGAGTATCAGAGAAAATGGCAAAAGTAGAAGAGAAAAAGCTGATTATAACGCTTTGTGAAGGTTATTTTATCGAAGTGGATGAATTGAATCACACTTTGAAGCAGAAGTACATGGGAAAAGACCTGAAAGGGAACGATAAGGAGCAGGAAAAGCTGATTGGTTACTTCCCGAATGTAAAAACGTGCGTTGAGCGTGTTGTAAGACTGCTTCCTATTGATTTTAACAATGGAGAAGTGATTTCCATGCAAGAGTATGCAGAATTGGCTGAAAAGCCTTTACGGGCTGTTAAGGAGTTGGATTTGTAGGGGGAAATGATATGAATGAGTTCAAAATTTATCTTAACAATGGTGATGTTGTAAAATTAAATGCAAATGGAATCCGGTGGTATGTGGATTTTGATGCGGAAGGAAATAAGTTTGATAAGCAAACAGCTTTGGATATGGCATTTGTGACGTATGATCCTTCAGATGATAGCGAGATAGTAGTTGCGGAGTTTAATAGTGAGCATATTGCCGGATATACAGTAAAGGAGATTTAGAATGACAAGGGAAGAAGTGATAGCAGAGTTAAAAAGAGATATTGAATTAGATAATGATTTTACAGAAGATTACCTAAACGCTATCAACATGGCAATCGAAGCCTTAGAACAGGAAGAGTGCGAAGATTGCATTAGCAGACAAGCGGCATTAGATACTTTCTGTTTGTCGGAGAAGTCACGCAAATACGGCGGTGACCATAGCGGATATGACACGATTATGCTTTACGAAGTGCAGGATGCGTTAGAAGCATTACCATCCGTCAATCCGCAGAAGATAGGGCATTGGAAACCTTTTTATAGAATTTCTGGAAGAAATATTTACTATTGCACTTCTTGCGAATATGCAACAATTTTGGAAACAGTATTTAAGTATTGTCCGAATTGTGGAGCGAAGATGGTTGAGCCACAGGAAAGTGAGGTAAAGGAATGACAAGATTTGAAGAAGCCTGTCAATCCGAGTACAGGATGGGAGTAATGGTTAGCTTTTGTATAGCGGCTTACCTTGAACAATGCGGAATACATAAATTTGATGATGAGGAATTAAAAGAGTTTATGCGAACCACATCGGAAGATATAGAAGAGTGGCTAGAACAGGAAAGTGAGGACAAGGAATGACAGTAGCAGAATTGATTGAAGCACTAAAGGAAATGCCACAAGATTTGACAGTGATGGCGGCAGGAGATAACGCACAGAAGGTGATTATTGAGGAATGTGAGGGACATAAGTATGTGCGTATTTTTGAGCCATGGAACGTTGACTTTGTACTTGGCACAGCCGGAATGAGCGGAGAGGAGTCAGAATGAACGAACATTTAGATGTAGCTAAATTAGAAGGTACATTGATTTCACCAAATTATGTTGAATCATTGATTATAGGATGTTTAAACTACAATGCCGAAAGCCTTGCGTCTGTTATGAAAAAGCTTGAAGAGTTGGAAAAGCAGATCGAAGAAATGAAAGGGGTTGCTGAATGAGTATCTTTTCAGATTATAATACCGGATGTATGTCCGATGAAGAGTTTGCTAATCTTTGTGCATATTTTAATCGTAAGGAACGCAGGGAAGAGGAAGAGTGGCATACGGAGCGAATGAGCGCAGAAGAAATGTGTTGGGAAGAAGGAACAGGAGAAGGTGACTGCGAAGAGTGCGATCATAAGCATGAGTGTAGCGGCTACCATGAGTTGAATTAGGAGTGTGGCTATGGAGATAATAAAAGAAGGAAAGATACCGGTACCGGAGAAGAAGCGGAAATTCACTTGCGTATATTGCGGAACAGTATTTAAAGCAAACAAGGGTGAATATGAGCAAATACCACATGATCCGTTGGCTTATGCACATGATAATTTAACTTTCATGTGCAACTGTCCGATGTGCGGAAGATTGGTGTTTTTAAAGGAAAGCAGGTGATTGAATGAAAAAAGGATGCTTTTGTTGCGAGAATTTCCTTATAACAGATGCTAGAAAACGTATTGGCAAGTGCTTTTTAAGAAATGTTGAAATTATAGAAGAATTTCCTGGATGTGATTGCTTTGTAAATAGGTATAGCGTTGAATTTGAGAAGAAGGAAGAACCGAAGAAGTTTGAACCGATTAAAGAGAATCCGGTGATAACAACTGTATATGAAGTAGTCCATAAAATCCATGAGGATGAAGAAAACTTCATATTGGAAACGATAATTCCATATTGTGAAGAAGTTTCAGAAATGAAAATAAGCAAAAGCGAATTGAAGGATATTTTGGTTAGGTATTATCGCAAAGGTAAATGGGAATTTGTTATGGATAATGGGAATGGTACTTCTGATTATCAGTGTAGCAACTGTTTAAGTATTATCCGTGATGTAGAAAACAACAATAGATCAATGTTTAGGTATTGTCCGTTGTGTGGCTGTAAGATGGAAGGCGGTGCAAAATGACAAACGAAGAAGCGAGTATCATAATTGGCAATATTCCTATAAATTCAGACACTATGGATGACTGTTATTCAATTACGGAATATCAAGAAGCAAAAACAATGGCAATCAAAGCACTAGAGCAAGAGCAAAAGACAGGACATTGGATAAGAGTAGATGACACAAAAATGAAATGTTCTAATTGCGACATAATTCACTTGATTGCACAATATCCAAGAATTGGAATTAATTATTGCCCCAGTTGTGGGGCGAGAATGGAAGGTGGTGCAGAATGAGAAAATACGGAAGTTACACAAGCGAAGATTTGGATTTTTGGGAAAGATTACCGATGCCTAGTAAGGTTTTGACAGAATCTGCTTTTGGTGCGTGGCTTTTGCGTAGGGACGAAAATAGAGATAAAAGTTTAGGACTTATTAAAGGCTCTGATTTAAAGGCAGAAATTCGCCACTTCATGTTTGAAGTAAATCCATCAAGCAGTGAAAGCGATTATGCTTGCAATTACATTTTGGATTTGATTGATAAGCACATCAGAATGGAAGGTGGTGCAGAATGACCAATTATGAAAAGATCATGGCTGAATTGACCATTAAGGGATTGGCAGAGAAGATGGAAGAATATATCGCTTGTGAAAAGTGTAAGGCAAGAGAGTTTTGCCGTGGAATAAAAGATGTTGAGTGCAACAAAATATTTGAAATGTGGTTAGAGAAGGAAGCAGAAGAATGAAAGCTGTATGGGTTATTGATTACGATTATAGGAAAGATAAGTGCTATAACGCTCCTGGATGTCCTGAATGTAGAGAGCCGATAGGAATGCATGAGGACGGGAAATATCATTGTTTTAGTTGTGGAGAAGAAGTCGAAGTAACGGACAGTGAAATGATCGAGTGGCTTAATATAAGGGAAGAAACGAAAACTGAATATATGGATTGCCCGAAAATAACTACGATTGATGGTAAGCATACAAGCGGTTGTGGTGGAGAGAAGTGTGTTGAAACTCATTACAGAAGAAATCCGGTTACATTGGAATGGGAAGTAATGGGCGGTCATTGTAGCAAGTGTGGAATGAGGTTTATAGTTTAATGAAGGTAGACGAAGCTTTAGCAAGATTGCGTGATGCCAGGGATCATGGAGCAGAATTAGATAAGGTTTCCTTGGATATGGCTATCAGGTCATTAGAAATCCGTCAGAGGATGGTTGAACGGCAGGAAGAATTGAGATACAAGCAGAATAGATCAGAAGCAGAAAAAGCAGAGTATTGCGCTTTGATTGCTTTACAGTTTTAAAGGAGTGATTATATGGAATCAGAAATCATTGTAGATGTTGTAATGCGTTTGTGTGGTCAAGTAAAGCCAGTAGCAGAAACTTATGCAGATGCAGAGCGTAAGGAAAATCTGAAAAAGCTTATTAGTGTTGTTGGTGAATTGATCGGTGAAATCGAAGAGGTTGCATCAGTGCCTGATAGTTATGCAAGTTATGCATCTGTAGGTGAAATAAAGGCATTAGCTGTAAGCTATTTAAAAGAGGTGTATGAAGATATAAGTGAGGTGCTTAAATGAACGAAAAACAATTAATGGAATTACTTAAAATTTACGAGAAGAAGCTTAAAGAGTATATGCCGGAAGAAGAGTTTTATAGATTTTCCGTAGATACGGCTAAGTATTTGTTTGAAAAAGAAGTCAATGAAATGGCTGATAGTGAATTTAAGCAATTTATAAAGGATCATTTTGATGAAGTTACGGGTTCGAATGATGAATTTCAGAATCTTATGGACAGTGTACGCAACGACAAGCATAAAGATAATCCTGATGGACTTCGTTGGCTATAGGTGATGATATGTACAGATTAACAGACGTAGTAATGTGTAATTTATGCGCTATTCCTTTATGGATCAAAAAGCGTGAATGGAATCCGCATATATACGAAGATGTGTTTGAAAAAAATAGAGATATATATGTGAACAGTTATGGAAAATTCCGGATAGTAAAGGATTATTACATAAAGCAGGAAGATGAAATTTATGTTAAGGGCGCTAGAATAGTAACGTGCCAGTGTATCAGATGTGGGAAGGTGACGAGAGTATGGAAATTGAAAAGCGAGTCGGAAGACCAAAGGTAACACATTATGAAAACTGCAAGTCCTGCGGAAGAGTGTTTGTTCAGGATTATATTGGTCAGAACAATTGTAGTGATTGCAGAAGCAAGTTTATTGGTAAAGGAGATAGAAGATATATTAGATCGGGGATAGATATTCCTAAGAAAACTATTGCTGAAATCGCAAAACTTGCAGCAGAAGAACATTTGACATACGGGCAGTATGTTGCAAAACACAGAAGGGAGTTAGGGGAATGGTAGTATATGAGAATCACTGTTGCGATTGTGCGGCCCCAGGTTATCCATGTAAAGGCGATATGTGCAGTAACCGGAATGTTAGAGTTCTTAAGTGCGATCATTGTGGATATGAGGTAGAACGACTTTATGTCCAGTTTGGAGAAGAGTTGTGCGAAGATTGCTTATTGGAAGGATTTGAAACTATTGAGTAAGGAAGAATATGTGCGTATAATCACGCAGAAGGGCTATATAGCGACTTTAGAGAGTGGAGTGATAATTCTTACGTTGGACAATGAAAAGTCGCTTAAAAAGGCTTTTAAGGACGTTAGAAGCATGGGTTACGATGCATCTTTAGGAGCTAAAATCAGGATGGTACAGAAATGACTAAAAAGGATCGAGAAGCAATACAAAAGGCATACATAAAGATACACTGCAAGCATAGCAGATGGAAACAATCCGGAGTATTCAGGTATGGGAATTTTGTAGCAGATGTAGTTGAGTGTAAGGATTGCGGAAAGTCAAAGTTGTTGTTTGATTTAAAGGAAGGTGAATTGTTAGAATGAGAAAAGAAATTGATGAAAATATTGCTTATGCTTTAAGAACAATAAAGTCTGCTTGCAATAGCAAGATTGACAATCATTGTGAAAAATGTCCATTTTGGATTAACAAAAGTAATGAGAATTTCTGCTATTTTACAAAAATTGTGCCTTGTTGTTGGAATATTCAAGAAGAAAAGAAGTATACATTAGAATATAAAGTGTATGGAGAAGAGTAGAATGAGAAAAGATGAATTTCAGATTGTTAAGGAATACGCAAAAGAGCAGACAAACATTGTGCTTGATAAGGTTTCGGAAGAAATCCGGCATTTCATGTTTGAAGTGAATCCTTCAAGCAGTGAATCAGATTATGCTTGCAACTATATCCTGGATGTAATCAAGCGGTATAAGGAAGGCGGTGCGGAATGATTATAGAATGTACAAAAGATGGATTTGAGATTGTAAGAAAAGTAGATTGGCTACCGCCTATTAATAAACAAGCAAGAAAAAAATATAAATGGTTATTCATTAGTGAAACGTCTGCATTATGTTCAGTTTGCAATAGAAAAAATATACTTTATGGTGACTATTGCAAGTGGTGTGGTGCAAAAATGATAGGAAGTGAGGATTAAAGCATGATATTTATATCAAAAAGAAAATTATCAAGATTACTTGATGAATGTGACAAGAAACATGGATTACATAATGGTTCATATACTATCCCAGAAGATAAAAAATCATTTTATTTTGATATGGGTTCACAATCTGTAACGTCATTTTTAAGAAATAAGTTGCAGATAAAAGGCAGAAAAGGTGGTGCAGAATGAAATGCGAATATTGTCAGTTTCTTTGCTATCCCGAATATGAAAGCAATTATACTGTTTGCGGTGTGTTTGGTGAAGGACTTCCTAGTAAATACGAAAGGAAAGATGGAGAAGGTTGCATCTTTAATCGTATGCAGTTGGAAAAGATACACAGAAAAAACGAAGAAGCAAGAATGAAAGAAATGGAAGCGTTTGTTAAGTGGTACGAAGAGAATGAATTGAAAGGCGGTGCAGAATAAATGATAGTAAATATATGCGGCTTACCTCATACAGTTGTTGAGTGTGAAGATAGATTTGATATTGACACACATTTTGGTCAGATTGATTACAAAAAATGTGAAATAAGAATAAATAAGCATTTGACAGAAGAAGGCAAAAAAGAAACATTATGTCACGAAATGGTGCATGGTATTCTTATACATTTAGGTTATCAAGAACAAAGCAATGATGAACAGTTTGTTCAGGCACTTGGCAATGCGATTTATCAAAGTTTTACAGTGAATGAAATTGGTTGTGTGGGGGAAGGCGGTGCAGAATGAATATTAGTGAAGAAACTTTAAAAGATGTGTATAGAGCATTTAAGAATTATGAGATATTAGAAGATATTAGGGAAGAAATCGCAAATCTTAAAGGTTCAAAAAGAATACATGGTTTTAGCAATGATTTTGTGATCGATATAATACTGGGAATCTTTGATAAGCACATGAAGGAGATTGAAGAATGAAAGTAGAAGAATTAAAGCCTATTATAGACGAAATCCTTAAATACTATTTTAATCGCAAAACTAGATTTAATTATGACAGCAAGATTCAGAACGAAATGATTAATCAAAATAAAGGCTTAACAAATGCCTGTTCTGCTGTAATTGGATTATGTGATGATATAGATTCACTTGCAGAATATACAAAAAGCAAGATTGCAGAATTAAACAACGGGGAAGCACAAAAAGTAATGTTTAAAGAATGAAAGGCAGTGCAGAATGACAACGGCAGAAGCAATCGAAGTATTAATTGAAATGTATGATAACTGTTTGGATGACAAGAGTAAGGATGCTTTGGAATATGCGATCATCATTCTTATAAACAGTGATTGTCAGGTTTTAGTCCAGGACAGGAGGTGAGGAAATGTCTAAGGTATATATGATCGTTACCAATGACAAATATGAAACTCCGGTGAAAACAGATGTAATAGGAGCAAAAGCAGTGGCAGAATATATGGGTATAAGCGAATCGTATGTACGCAAAATGCTATGTGGTTATAAACCTTTTGTTGGGAAATATAAGGCTATATTGATAGGTGAAGCGAATCTTACAGAAAAAAATATGAATTTTTATAAGTCTGTAGATAGATCGGAATATTATAAAGAGTATTATAAGAAAAACAAGCATAAAAGAAAAAATAACAAGGAATATATGAAGAAATATTATGCTGAAAACAAGGAGCATTATCACGACTATTATATAAAAAGTAAATTGACAATGGATGTTTAAATTGGTATAATTTTGACAAAAGGATGTGATTTTTTGATAAACTTATATGAAGAAAATAAAGATTTTAGAATTTATGTCGATGCTTATTGTAAAAAGCATAAAATAAGCACTGAATGTGCTTTCCAACACTTCATAGTTCGTGCTGTTGCAGAACAGTACAAAAAATCTTCCATGTAGGTCATTAGTTACTCCGTATACCCTACTAGCGGAAGGCTGATTAAAGGACTGTCACAAAGTCCGGTAGGGTTTAGGCAATCAGGACACAGTTGCCGAAACTAGCAATCAGGATGCGTGGTTGCAGAGTGGTTCACTAACGAACAAGGCTGATAACTTTTTAAACTTCCATGATGGGGTTATTTAGCCGAATGGGGCAAGATGACGGAAAGGGTAGACGTTTGTAGATTTTTCCTATGGAAATCATGTAGGGTTCGATTCCTTACTCTTGCATTTATTATTTTGGGAAGGGTGGTTATGGTTGGCAAGCGACGAATTAATTAAGATAGTAAATGAATACGATAAGTGGATTACAAGTCACAAGCCGGACGAACAAGCATTGAACGCATACACAGAAGCTTGCCGTGCGGCTTTTTTAATTGAACACGATGATATTTACGGACGTAAAATTAGCAAAAAGGGGAAGAAGTATATCCTGGATGCAATTAAAAAGAATACGGGTGCTTCTTTAAGAGAATTTGAGGATTGGGCGTGGAAAACTTATAAGTCAGATGAACGAGAATTGATATTACCACAACTTAAACAGTATTACGATTTGTTGAAACTAGAAGCGCCATATTTGTTTGAAAGCTATATGCTTTATATGGAGAAGAATAGACCATATGAAAAGCGGTTTTATGATCCTAGAAAAAACACGCTGAAAATTGTAGCACAGGATTTCCAGGATTTAGAAGATGATATTTTGGATGTATATGGACTTTCAATGCCTTCTCGTGTTGGTAAATCGACTATTGCGATCTTCTTTTTAACATGGGTAGGTCTTAGAAAACCTATGTCACATAATGCTATGGGCGGTCACAGTGGTGTTTTGGTAAAAAGATTTTTTACCGGTTTGAAGAATATTATTACAACAACAGATTACAATTATGAAGAGTTATTTAAGGAAATTAATCCGGAAATGCAGAAGGTTGTCGAGAGCAAAACAAGTGACCCCGCTGATTATCGTATAAACCTTGGAAAAGAAGATGAATTTCCTACTTATGTATGCCGTGGTATTGATGGAACATGGACAGGTGCTATTGACGTATCAGAAGATGGTTATTTGTATGTGGATGACTTGGTAAGGGATCGTGAACATTCATTATCTGCTGTTCGTATGGAGAATACATATCAGGAATATCAGAATAAAATGCTAGATCGTATGAATGATGGTGCTAAGAAGATTTTGGTAGGTACATTATGGTCTGTTTATGATCCGCTTCTTAGAGAAGAAAAAGAAAATATTGGAAATCCGCGGGCAAGATTCAGGAAGATTCCTGCTTTAAATGAAAACGAAGAGAGTAATTTTCAATATGATGTAAAAGGATTTTCAACAAGCTATTATATCAATATGCGAGATCGTTTGGATAAAGCTGAATGGATGGCTAAGTTTCAACAAGCTCCTTTTGTTCGTGAAGGATTGACTTTTCCTGTCGAAGAATTGCGAAGATTTGATGGAGATACACCATCTAAGAAATATAGAATGATTGCGGTAATTGATCCTGCTTTTGGTGGTGGAGATAACTTGTCGATGCCAATATGTAAGGATTATGGAGAAAAGGAACGATATATTATAGATTGGGTACATGATAAGCGCACAATAGCTTATACAATTCCTTTGGTTGTAGATAAGATTGAATTGCATAATATTACACAGATAAGAGTAGAAAAGAATCGTGGCGGTGATTTGTTTGCGGATAAGCTCAAAGAGGAAATGGAAAAACGTGGTATTCATTCATGCAGCATTGAGTTGGAAAACGCAAGTAATTTAATGTCTAAGGAAGACAAGATAAGCGGATATTCTGATTTTATAAAGCGTGATTTTATATTCTTAACTTGTAAGAATTGGACAGAAGAAGATATGGCTGAATATCATGCAGGAGAACAATATAGAAGGGCTATGGATGAATTAACATTGTTTTCCGCAGAAGGCAAGAATATAAATGATGACTCCGCAGACGCAATAACACAGTTAGCGATATTTTTAGAGCAAAAGATAAAAAGAACAACAAGAATTATAAGGAGTCCGATATGATTGTTATTGGAGAGCGTAAAGGGCGATTAGTTCCCAGGGCTTTGATAAGAAATAAATATTGGTGCGATTGCGATTGTGGTAATTTGGCAAGACTCACAGAAGCAGAGTTTAATTCACTTTATAGTTGTGGATGCTGTGAAATAAATGAATGGTTCGATAAGGATTCCATATTGGAAAAGATGTGGAATAAGATGTTGGACGAATGTTATAAACCATCATGCAGGATGTATAGAAGTGTTGGTGGGCGTGGAATCAATGTTTGTGACGAATGGATGCTATTTGATGTGTTTAGAAGATGGGCTTCATTACAAGATTTTGGGCTAGAAAACAGATTGATAAGGAACAACCGGAATATGGATTTTACACCGGAGAATTGCAGGATCATAGCAACTAAAAAGTTTCCAAAAGTTGAAAAATGCAGATTGTTTAAGGATAAGTTTGAATTTTACTGTCCAGGATTAGCGGAATTTGCCCTGTCTTTACAAGATCAAAAAGAATATTACAAAACACATATAGCAGTTCCGCAGATATATTACAAAGATATAATGGCTATGTGTTTATGGGATAGATATACGCTTGCTGAATACGTCAGAAAAGCGCTTATGCCAGAAAAATATGGAGAATTGGAATCTGATATGTTTATTACAGAAGAAGATATACCATTAATAAAGAAAAAGGATAGTCAATGTGGAAGATGGTATCAAACTTGTAAGCGAATGGATAAAGAAGCAAGGGAAGCAAAAGCAGAATTAAAGAAATCTGCTGAAAAAAAGAGAAGGAAGAAGGGAAGTGTAAATTATGACAACAAAAGAGTATTTAGGGCAAATAGAGCGTTTGGACAAGATGATTGAGAATAAGCTTAATGAGATATGCCGATTAAAGCAAATGGCTTTTAACATAACTTCAAGATGCGATAGAGAGCGTGTACAGTCCGGATCATCACATGACAAGATAGGCGATGGGATAGCGCAGTTGGTTGACCTGGAATCCGAAACTGATGCATTAGTCGATTCTTATGTAAACAAAAGAAGGATTATAATAGGACAAATAGATAAGATTGAGAATATGCGTTACTATGAAGTTCTTACAGACAGATTTGTAAATAAGATGGAGTTTAAAGAGATATTCTTAAAAATGGGAATATCAGAGCGCACATTGACTTCAATCTATGGAAATGCATTGAAGGAATTTGAAAAAATGTATGGAGATTCTTATCTTAATGATTAATTTGCGCTGATTTGCCGTATTTTGCGTAAACAATGTATTGAATATCTTAATTTTCATATGTTATTATATAAATGTGAAAAACCGAAAAATGTTCAGAAGGGTGTAACGTCAAACGTTGCATCCTTTTTGTTTTGGAGGAAGATATGAAGGGTAGACAGGTTATCTACACAGAGTTTGCAGAAATAAACGAATCCAATATTATAAATGTCTTAACAAAAGCATATAATGTTCATCTTGCAAACAAAAGTGAAATTGAATTTCTTTTAGATTATGAAGCCGGAGAAGTAAATCCAATTAGAGAAAAGGTTTATCGTAAAGAGATTCAAAACTTTATTCCTGATTCATTGGCAAATTATATTACAGAGTTTAAGTTGGGCTTTGAATGGGGCAATCCTTTTACATTTGTGCAGTCCGATGATGATGATGTAGAAGATAATGATATTCTTACAAAGGCTATATCATTAACTAATCAGAATTATCGAAAGCAGAAAATAGGAAAGAAACAGCAGGAATTGGGTAGGTTTGTAGAAATATGCGGAGTTGGATATTCTTTTGTGGATATTAACAGAAGCGAAAGAAAAAACGAAAGTCCGTTTACGATAGATATTCTTGATCCTAGATATACTTTTGTTGTTAGGTCTACTGCATATACAGATAAAAGAATTGTATTGGCTGTATCTTATAGGGTAGCAACTAATGCAAAAGGAAATAAGGTAAAAATCTTTGATTGCTTTACTGATTCTACAAGATATACGATTTCACAAAATGAAATAACATACATGGAATTTAATCCCTTAGAGAAGATTCCTATTGTAGAATGGATTAGATCATACGACAGACAAGGATGTTTTGAGAGATTAATTCCTTTAATTGATAGCCTTACAGCTAGTTTAAGTTCCTTCCTGGATGGAGTTCAAGGAAATACAGATACTATTTGGTGGGGGTCTGATATTGAATTTCCAGTACAACAAGTTGAAGGAGAAGACGGGAAAATTCACGAAGAAGTTGTTAAGCCTAAAGATGGAGATTGGCTGATTACTGAAACTAATCGTGATGGGAAAACACCACAAGTAAAGCCGTTAACTGTAGAATATGATTATGCAGGTCAGTTAGCCAATATTAAAGCTACACGATCCCATATATTAAGTTTAGCACACGTTCCGCAGAGAAATGATAATTCCGGTGGAAGTACCGGAGTTGCTATGGATGATGCTGCCGGATGGACAGATGCAGAAGCAGATGCGTGCAGAAAACAGTTGCTTTTAGATGGTTCTAAAATGGAAGAGTTGGAATTAATTACTTATGTATATCAATTAAGCTATGCAGAAGACAATCCATTGTCAATTCTTGAATATTCTGATTGTGCTGTATCATTTAAGCGTAGCAAGCAGTATGAAATGACTGTTAAGACTAATGCTATAGCGACTTTACTTAGTCACGGATTTGCCCTGGAAGATACTATAAATGCAGTTTCTATGTTTGAAGACCCTAATCAAGTAGTTGCTCGTAGTGGCGAAGGTGTAAAACGTTATCAGGAAGCTAACATATTTAAAGAATCTGAATCATTGGAAAATAAGCCGTTGGCAGATTTAAGCGACCAACAAACAAATAGTCCATTAATCGGTGGAATGAGCAAGCAAGAAGCTATAGAGGTTGAAGAAGAGTAATGGTTAGTAATATTGATGAAATAAATCAGTATGATCGGATTTATACTGATTCTGAATTGGATAAGATACTAACTGAATACTTTGAGATCATGGATATAGACGAAGAACAGAAGGAAAAGCGTAAAGATTTAGCAAAAGAATTTCGAAATGCTATGCTTTTCCTTTTTGCTTTGGCTTATATTGCATATGAGAACGAATATTTTTCTTATGATTATTTGTTAATGCAGTTTAGATCACAGTTTGCAAATGTTTTAATTACATATGGAAGAATGGATTCCTATACAGAAAACTATTTCCAAAAAGTAACAGAAGAATTGGTTTTAGTTACTGTAGAGCATTTTAATCCTGATGCAAAAGATTATTGGACTTCCGATGAAAGGGCTATTTTGGTTGGCGAAAACGAAGCAAATAGCGTTTTAAACTATAGTGAATTGCAAGATGCTATAGATGCCGGATATGAGTTTAAAACCTGGAAAACAGAACGTGACAATAAGGTTAGGCAATCGCATAAACAAAAAGAAGGTGTAACAATTCCGATTGATGAATATTTCCAGTTTGATGATTGTGAAATGCTTATGCCACATGATAGTGAAAACGGATCACCGGAGCAATTAGTAAATTGCAGATGTTCATGTAAATACAGTTAGGAAGGAGAGATAAAAATGACATTATTGGATTTGGTATCAAAGCTTAATACACAGAACATTAATGTTCAAGTAGTAGATGGAGCTACAGAGGAAACTATTATCGAGTTTAAGTCCCAGGGTATTGCCGGAGTCGAAAACGATTTAACAGCAAGAACAGTCAAAAAATGGTCTATTGGAAGTAACGCATATTCCATTACCATTACTGTGATCCTGGAAGTTCCAAACTAGGTTTATAAGGGTTTTTCCCTTTTAAATAAATATGCGTGGATAGTGATTGCAACACGAAAGCGGATAATTCGCTGTCCGTTTCCACGCTATTATCTAAGCGAGTTTACAAAGCGAGGTAAACAATATGAAGGAAAAATGGCTAAGTGTAAATGGTTTTGAAGGCATTTATGAAGTAAGTAATTATGGTAATGTAGCAAGTTTGAATTACAATAGAACCGGAAAAAGGAAAAATCTTACTCCAAAAACAAATAATAAAGGCTATTTATGGGTGGAGTTAAGAAATAATGGGAAAAAAAGTTGTATTTTAATACATAGACTTGTCGCAGAACATTTTATTGATAATCCAAACAATTATGAAATTGTGAATCATAAAGACGAAAATCCTAGAAATAATATGTATAACAATTTAGAATGGTGTAATGCTAGTTATAATACAGATTATTCAAAAAAACTACATTTAGATAAAACTATATCTAATGGTAATAAGTGGGATTTTAAGGAATCAGAAAAATATCATAAACATAATCAATTGCTGATAAAAAAAGATTTTAATGGAAACATTATAGAAGTTTGTGGTAAATTAAGTGATTATGTAAAAACCCATAATTTAAATGCTTGGAGTATTATACAAGTATGTAATGGAAAAAGAAAAAGTGCTTATGGTTACTATTGGGAGTTTAAATCCCTTTAAAGTAATAGAAGCGTAAGAGAATACGCTATATAAATTTCGCACACGCTAGAGAAAAGCGGTAAAAAGAGCAAAGTCGTGCAGACTATAAGGCAGAAAGGAAAGTGTACTATGGCAGAAGAAACAATTGTAACCAATGAAACAACAGAATCCCAGGTAAAAGCCGATGAATCGGCTAAAAAAGCGACTCCTACAGTCGATGAATTGATGGCAAAGCTTGCCTTGGCAGAAGCGGAGCGTAACAAGCTTAAAAACGCAAATGACAAGTTAAGCAAGGAATCAGCAGAGTTCAAGCGTCAACAACGTGCTTCAATGACTGCGGAAGAACAGAAGAACGCAGAGATTGAGGAACGTATCAGAGAATTAACTGAAAGAGCAGAACAGGCTGAAAAAGAAAATAATCATTCTAAAGCTGTGGCGGCTTACAAAGATTTGTCTGATGATGAAACTGTTGAAAAACTTATTGATGCAATTTCTGATGCGGATCATGTTGCAATCGCAAATATCTTGTCTTCGGAAATTTCAAAGGCTGTAAAAAATGCGCAAGCAGATTGGCTTAAGTCACGACCGCAGCTTGCTAGTGGAGCAGGTGCTTCAATGACTAAAGAAGAGATCATGGCTATTAAAGATTCCGGTGAAAGACAGAGGGCAATTGCAAGAAACATTAATTTGTTCAATTAATAAGAAAGGAAAATAAAAATCATGGCAGAAAATAATTTGATTAAAAAAGCAGACCTTGCAAGAGCAAGAGAAGTCGATTTTACTTATCGTTTTGCACAGGGTATTCAGTCACTTATTGATGCATTAAGCATTACCCGTAAGATTCCTAAAGCAGCAGGAACAAACTTGAAGGCTTACAAGGCAATTGGTACATTGGAAAATGGTATGGTAGAGGAAGGCGCTGTTATTCCTTTGTCCAAATATAAGACAGTTCCCGTAACTTTCAAAGAGATCGCTTTGCAGAAATATCGTAAAGGTACATCCGCAGAAGCTATTATTGATAGAGGTTACGATCAAGCTGTTAACATGACCACCGATCAAATGTTAAAGGATGTTCAGAAGGTTATTAAGACCGACTTCTTTAACTTCCTTGCAGAAGGTACGGGCAAGGCTAATGGTGCTACATTCCAGGCTGCATTAGCACAGTCTTGGGGACAGTTGCAGGTTAAGTATGAAGATACAGAGTTCCAGGCTGTTCATTTTATGAATCCTTTGGATGTTGCTGATTATCTTGCTACTGCACAGATTTCTATTCAGAACGCTTTTGGTATGTCTTATGTTGAAGATTTCCTTGGTTTAGGTACTACATTCTTTGTAAGTGCTGTTCCCCAGGGTACAATCTATTCAACTGCTAAAGAGAATATTGTACTTTACTACATTCCCGTAAATGGTGCAGACCTTGGCGAAGCATTTAACTTTACTGCTGATACACTTGGTCTTATCGGAATCCATGAAGTTCCCGATTATACCAACATGACTGCATCCGATACTGTAGTTTGCGGTATTGCATTGTTTGCAGAGCGTATTGATGGTATCATCGTATCTACCATCGGTAATGCAGCTCCTACTGCTCCTACTGTTGCTCCTTTGACCGGAAGCGCATATGGTGTAGCTGTATCTGATATTCAGGATGGAGTTAGCATTGGTGTAGATGCTATTAGCGGCGAGAACATGATCACGGGTACTTTGAAGTGGTTAGATGGTGATAATGCTATTGTAAGTCAGTGGGGCGAAGGTAACTTTATCGCATTAGATTTTAGCAATTATCCTGATTTGTCTGTTGCTGGTACTTCCGTACTTGTTGGACTTGATCCTTCTTATGGAACCGGATTGCTTCCTATCGCTAATGACGATCACTTCCTGGTTGCTAAAGTTAACAACAAGGATGCACAGAACGTTAAGGTTGTTACAACTGTTGGAGGCAAAACTACTGTATCTGTATACAGACTCAATCTGCTTACTTGTGAAAGTGATGAGGTTTAATATATGGAATATGTTGTTATTCGCAGCTTTACGGATAAAAACAGTCAAATCCATTACGCGGTGGGGGATAGATTCCCCCGTCGCGGTTTTGCGTCAAAGGAAAGAGTTGCAGAGCTGTCTACAGCAAACAATGCTCGTGGCAAAGCTGTTATTTTAGAAAAGAAAAAGGCAGAAGTTAAAAAGGAAGATGCTATTGCAGAATTAGAGTTTGTAATAGAAGAAAAGCCTGAATTAACAAAAGCTGATATTTCTTCCATGACTGTAGCAGAAGTCCGTGAGTTAGCAAAAGAAAAAGGTATTGAAGATGCGGATGAAATATCCGGTAACAAATTAAAGAAAATGCTTATTGAGTTAATGGGGTTATAAAAATGACTATAGATGAAATTAAAGCGGTAATTGTTACCGATCTTACAACTGAATTAATGCTTACGGATGGTGATTTATTTAATCTGCCGCTTTTAACTTCTAAAGTCGATAATGCGGCAAACGAAGTCATGTATGCCAGGAAATATCCTAGTAGTTATTCGCAAAGCAAGATTGAAGATGATATGTATAGGCATTATACTATTATTAGAAATCTTGCTTTGTACGACTACAATCAGATAGGAGCGGAAGGGCAGAAGTCATTTAGTGGTGATGGTAATGTTATTCACTATATTGAGCGTGACAAGATTTTCGCACAAGTAAAGCCCATTTCAAGAGTATATTAGGGAGGTATGATATGCGCACTCCTAGAAGAATTAAACAGAAGATGTATTACTCACTTCTTAACAGTAGTATGGAAACGTACGAACGTGATAAAGAGGGTAATATTATCTATGACATTAAAGGTGGGGTTATGATCCCTAGAACAACCGGCGAACCAATTCCCGTATATAGTGAACCTATAGAGTTTTTTAATTCTATTTCCGGGATTCTTACAGAAGATGAAATGAAGGCTTTTGGTGGAGAAAAAATAGGAAATGCCAAAATGACTTACCATAAAGACGAATTTCCTTTTGTAACGGGTACTCTTATATGGAAAAAGACAATTCCGGTAGTTAAAGATGGCATAGTTGACGAAGATAGCGCAGATTATATCGTTCTTGGTGTTTTAAATGCAGGAAAAAATTTTTATAAGTGTATTTTATCGGAAGTGGTAAAAAATGAAGCGTGAAAATATAATTAATTTGTCATTAACTACTCCTGGATCGTTAACAGCCGCATTACAGCGGATAAAAGATTACGAAAATGGATTAAACGCAAAAACAGAATTGTTTATTTCATTGTTGTTGGAAAAAGGTATTAGGATTGCAAAGGCTTATGGCGGACAATATAAAAAATACTTGCATTTTGAGCAAAAAGTCTTTACATACGGACAATTTGATACTGTTGGATTGTTAATTGGGGCTGATAGCCAAAAAATAATCAGTGAATGGTATCGCGGTGGTGAAATTGTAAGTGCAGTAGTTTCCCCTATTCTTATGGCAGAATTTGGTAGTGGTTGGTATGCACAAGTTAATTTCCCTGCTGTAAAAGGTCTAGTTGGTCAAGGTACATTTCCTGGGCAAAGAAATGCATTTAACGAAGAAGGATGGTATTGGAAAGAGCCTGATGATGATGAAATTCATCATAGTTTTGGTGAACAACCTACGCATCCTATGTATCAAGCATTAATGGCTATGATTAACGAAATAGATAAAGCAGCAAAAAAAGCGTTTAAATAAGGAGGTACATATGGCAAATACTTGGTTTTCACAGATTGAAAGCTATACGTTTACTGATGTAAAATATAACTTAAAAGACAAAAAAGATGCTCCATATCCAAATTTAAAATGCACTACAAAAGGCGAAAACACAATGCCTTCTGTATTTCCTACATTGTATCTGCATATACTTTCACCAATCGAAGAAGCACAAGATTTAGAGAACGATGAAGTAAATGCGGTATTGGCTACAATCGAAGTGCAGGTCTATACGAATGTATCAGAGAATGATGCCAATAAAATTATGGCGGATGTTGTATCTGTTATGAAAAAGTTAAGGTGGAATGTGACAATGCTGCCCGATCCTCAAACAGTAGATGGAATTTCATTTTCTATTGCAAGATTTAGGCAACTTGTTACTGAAACGTATATAAATAATGCTAATTAATAGCGGAAAGGACAAAAACATGAAAAGAGGAACAATTGATACTTCCTATTTGAGCCGTGTTATTTACAAAGAGCATGAGGAAGATGAATACGGCAACACAATTTTTTCCGGTACTTATAAGCTTATGTTGAGAGCAAAGTCTATGCCCTCTCCTACTAGCGCCCCAAACGCGATCGAGATTACCGATTTTGAAGATAATAGTCAGACGTTCACACTTGGCATTAAGCAGTCTGATACAAAGGAGTTTACCGGAAACTTGGATCGTGAATACTTTGATGGTTTGCTTTTGGATGAAGGCAAGAGAGTAGATGTAATTCAGATGTATGGTCGTGATGGTCTTGGTGGACTTGCTAAGTCCGGTTACGTTGGACAGTTTAGCCCTACAGTAAACGATCTTGGTGGTACTGATGAAGTCATTGAAATGACTTGTTCTGTAGTACAGAATACTTCTCCTATTTGGATTACAGATGATTTTGCTGTAACCGATAATGGTGATGGTACATTTACTGTTGCTTCTAGCGCAACTCCTGATGTTGTTTTGAATAAGTCAAATATTGCTTTGACAATCAAAGATGGTGTTGGTCAGACCATGAAGTTAAACGCTACAGTAGTTCCTGCCGGAACAGCAGTTGTATGGACTTCAAGCGCATCTGCTGTAGCTGCTGTTGACAATAAGGGTAATGTTTCCGCATTATCAGCCGGAACAGCAACGATCACAGCTAAAATCACTGTAGATACTGTAGATTACACCGATACTTGCGCTGTAACTGTTAGTACAGTCGTATAAGCCTATGTATAGGGCTACAGCATACTTCGTTGACAGTTTAGATAATAATTATGCCTATAAGCCTGGGGATGTATTCCCTAGGCTAGGCATTAATGTTAGCGAAGATAGAATTAATAAATTGCTTAATGTAAATTCAGTAATTGAAGAAGTAAAATCAGTTATTGAAGAAAACGAAGCAGAAGAAGAAGTCCCTTTTGCTCCTAAGAAATATACAGCTAAGCAATTAGAAAACATGAAAATAGCTGATATTGAGGATTTAGCCTATGAATTAGGTTATGAAATCAATGCGACTCTTAAAGCAGATATTATAAAAGAGTTTTTGGAACAGCAAGATTAATGTGGATAGGGCGGTCTACGGACTGCCCTTCCCTGATATTTTTTTTCAAGGGAAGGAAAAATAATATGAAAAGAATCACAATTAATAATAAAGAATACACATTTGAGTATTCTCTCGAAGCTACATTTCATAATGAAACTGTAGAAACTGTAATGGATATGATGTTGGCAAGTAACATTGTGCAGACTGAATTGGAAAATTCCAATGCAAGCGAAACAGAAAAGATTGAAATGCTTGCAGATGCATTTAAAAAGAATATTTCTAATATGCCGCAAAAGGCATTAACATTGTTTTATACCGGATTATTAGAACATCATGGTGCAAGCGGTGATGGAAGTGTATTATGCGAAGCAGATGCAAAAAAACTTTTATCGCTTTATATTAAGGAAAATGAAGATGTTACGTTGTTTGATGTATTAAATGATATGATTAATCAGATGGCAGAAGACCATTTTTTCGATATGATCGGAGTGGAAAAGATGGTGAACAACGTAGCTCCGAAAAAAGTTCCTCAGGATCACAAAAGAAAAACAAAAAGTGGAGAGAAATAGTATATGAGGATATAATTCCTAGATATATAGTTATTGGTTTGAAGTATGAAGAAATAATGCATAGTACGTTGTTTAAATTGTCGTTTTATGATAAAGCATACGAATTGCAGATTAAAAGACAAGATGAAATGATGTATATGAACAGTATTTACACATTCAGGGCGCTTCAAACGGCTTTGTATAACTTTGGTTTAGGATTATCCAAAAATACTAAGTCACCTATGAATTATTTAGATAAGCCTTTAATGTACCATGAAAAGGAATTATCAGAAATGACAGATGAAGAATATGATATAGCGGTTATGAAAGCTATAGAGATAGAACAGCAATACATGAATAGGTCGAAGCTTCCGGCTACTGTGATTGCAAGAAAAGGCGGTAAGAATTAATCTTATCGCCTTTATTTTTTTGAATAAAATCCCTTTTGGGTTTTTATAAATAATTAAACAAGGAGGTAAGATAATGGCTACTCAAATAGATGCTTTAGAATTAAATATTACAGCATCGACAAGTAAAGCAGTTAGGTCGATTACAAGCCTTTATAATACGTTGAATACGTTGAAAAGGTCTTTTTCATCGCTTAATTCAATTACAAGTTATAATGGATCACTTAATCAGTTAGCTACTTCTTTTCAGAATCTTAATGCTTCTATATCTAGCATAGATTCTTCAAAAATAAAGACTGTAGCTTCATCTATTAAAACATTGTCCGGTGCTTTAAGTAGCCTTAGTAATATTAGCAATATAGGAAATGTTGGAGCTAATATAAGTAATGCTATAAGTGGTTTACAGCAACTTGGAGCGGTAAATATTCCAAATGCTTCAAGTATAACAGGAGTTGCCAATGCCTTAACTAGATTAGCAGGAAGCAATTTGCAAAGCATATCTCAAAATATGCCTAGTGTTGTAGGTGCATTAAATAGATTGTCTACATTACAAATAGGCAATTTTGATGGTTTAACAAGATTAGGGCAAAGCTTGTCTATATTTGGTCGAAAAACTGCAACACAAGCCGTAACAACTATTCCACAACTTGCTACAGCATTTAGAAGTTTGATCCAAACATTATCTACAGCGCCACAAGTTAGTAATAATGTAATAGACCTTGCAAATGCATTAGGAAACTTTATGGCTAATCTTAATAGAGTTCCTAGTTCTTCAGATAGGGCAAGGAGAGGATTGCATTTGTTTGGTACAACAGCCGGGAAAACAAGCAAAAAAGTATTTAGTTTGGCAAGTGCAATCGGTAAATTATATGCAACATATTTCCTATTATTTAGATTGTTACATAAAATTGGCGATTCAATTAGTTATGCTTCTAGCTTAAAGGAAGTACAGAACGTTGTAGATACGACCTTTGGACAGATGACAGATAAAGTAGAAGATTTTGCATCTACTTCTATAGAAAAGTTTGGTATGTCTGAATTATCTGCTAAACAGTTTGCATCACGGTTTCAGGCTATGGGAGTTGCTATGTCAATTCCTTCAAGTTCTGTGCAAAAAGCGCAACAACAACTTAATGCAATCAATCCGGAGTTATTAGCAAGAGGATATAATGATACAGCTAATTCTATTGCAGATGTATCAATTAATCTTACTAAATTAACTGCTGATATGTCATCATTTTATAATGTTGAACAGGAAGATGTAGCAAAAGACCTGGAATCCATCTTTACAGGCATGACACGTCCTTTGCGTCAATATGGTTTAGATTTAACAGAAGCGACTTTAAGTGAATGGGCGATGAAAAACGGCTTGGATGCCAATATTAAGTCCATGACACAAGCAGAAAAAACATTGTTGCGTTATCAGTATGTATTAGCAAATACTTCTGCTGCACAAGGAGATTTTGCAAAAACAAGCATGACTTGGGCTAATCAGATTCGTATTTTAAAGCAAAATTTCCAGAGATTAGGAGCAGTAATTGGTAGCGGATTTATTGCATGGTTAAGACCTATGGTAGTAGCCGTAAATAACGCTATGAATAGCATTATAGCTGCTGTTCAGAAGGTAGTTAATGCATTAGGAAAAATCTTTGGTTGGGAAATGATCGTAGATACGACCGGAGAATCTTTAGTAGATGATACAGAAGGTATTGCAGATGCATGGGATGATGCAACAGATGCTGCTAAGAAATACGCAAAACAGTTGCTTGGCATTGATGAATTAAACAACCTTACTACTAATGATAAAGGCAGCGGAAGTGGTGATGATGGTGGAAGTGGCGGTTTATCAGGTGGAAGTGTTATTAAGCCTGGTGGAATTGAGTTTAAGAAGTTTGAAAGTGATATTGATACGCTTTATAAATTAGGTCTTAAACTATCAGAAGGATTTGCTAATTTATTGCCTGATGATTGGTCTGAAATTTATGAAAAGGCTTCGAATTTTGGTACTGGTCTTGCTGATTTCTTAAACGGACTTATACAACCTTCTACATTTAAGAAATTAGGTAAAACAATCGCAGGGGCAATAATGACAGCTATTACAGCACTTGCATCTTTTTCCGATGAAGCAGATTGGGAACAGTACGGAGAATCATTAGGCGAAGGAATTAATGGTTTCTTTGAAGAATTTGACGGAAAAGAATTTGCAGATGGTGTAAATAAGTTTGCACATGGTATTTTAGAAGCAATAAAATCCGCATTAAAGACAGTTGATTGGGGCGAAGTATGGACTGATATAGTTGATTTAATAAGCGGATTAAGCCCTGAAACTATTGCGCTTGTTCTTGGTACTATAACAATCAAAAAAGTGGCAGGATGGGTATTTGGCGGTGGTGCATTAAAAACACTTGGTAGCGTTATTAAAAAAGGCATCCAGGATTCATTGGTAGAAGGCGCGGCAGGAAGCGCGGCAGGAGCGGCGGCAGGTGGTGCGGCTAAAAAAGGCTTCGGAGCGGCTTTGCATAGTTTTGTTACGGCAGATTTAGGGACAATGACTACTGCTACTGCATCATGGGCTACAATAGGTGCTACAATCATCACGGGTATTATTGGTGGTGCGGCGGCAGCCATAGGCGGTTGGCATTTTGGACAATGGTTGTATGAAAAACTTACGGGTGACGATACTGATTATGGTAACTTCATTGAACAGATGGCGGCTATTGGCGAATCTATTGCAGATGGAACATGGAAAGGTGCTTTGGAAGAAATGTCTAAAGATAGTCCGGTTCTTGCATCAGCAAAAGAAGGTTTTGATTTACTTAAAACTGCCGCAGAGAATACCGGAGAAGAGTTACACAAAAATGCTCCTAAAATTACAGAATGGGCTATAGAAATCACAGCTACTAATGATCCTATTGAAAAGGTTTCAAAAACACTTGAAACTTTTGGTGGCACTACCGGAGAAATGGCATCCTATGCAATAGATAATTGGGATGAAGTTACAAAGGCTTATG